AACTCGTAACCAGCATAAAAAGGGGCCCAACCTAATTACTGATACATATACAGCAAACGCAGAAGAGGCAGAGATACGGGAGAGTAAAAAGAAAGATCTAACTAGATACCAGGTCCACATAATTAACAACCCCCTGTATCCTTCCGAAGCATTCCTTGTAACAGAAGGTACTAGGTTCCCAACTGTGCTTCTCAAAGATCAACTGTCAGAGGTACTAGGAGGAAAGAAGAAAAGATTCCTAGATGCATCGTACAAAGGATGGCTAAAGTTTAACGACAAGCAGGAGGTATACTTTGAAACTCTCCAGGATAAACTACCAATTAGGTCTTTCCCTCTAGATAAGTCTGAAGACAGAAAAGGATTGGTGGAGCTTTTCCAGAAACCTAAAAAGGACGAAGAGAATAATATAGAGACTCATAGATACATAGCAGGTATTGACGTAGTTGATAAGGCAAAGTCTACAACAACATCTCTGCCGTCTATAATTGTATTTGATAGACTGACTAGAACAATCGTAGCAGAGTATACAGGTCGTACAGATGACCCTAAGTTCTTTTATGAAGTATGTAGAAGACTCCTGATGTACTATAAAGCTACTGCTATGTATGAGCAGAACTTCATTGGACTATTTAACTACTTTGTCCAGAATAACTGTACTTACCTTCTTGCTGAGACTCCTTATCAGCTTAGAAACTCAGACACATATCGCCCAGGGACCAACACATCTAAAGGTATATATAACGCAGGTAGAATTAACGACACAGGATTAGACTATATAAATTCCTGGTTAATGTCAACTATTTCTAATATGAATGATAATCTAGTTTTGACTACTGTATTATCGCCTG